CACACACTTAATTAATTAAGTGTGTGNNNCGCAACTGTTGCGCCAGTTGCCGCATCATACGGTTGCGTGCGGCAGGCTCCAGATTCGCCAGCAGCGCCGTCAGCCAGTCGTCCACTTTCTGCAGTTCAGCCACGTTTCACCGTCCATATTTCTTCAGGTTCATCGGGTTCCGTTATCGCTTCAACGCTCGACACACTTCCGTCAGTGCTGACCAGCACACGCTCCGTCAGTTGCAGGTTCAGGCTGATATCACAGACATCATTGCGCAGAATATCCACCTCAAAGGTGAATAACTTTTCCCGTAACGCCGGGTTATTGATGGCATCGGGCTGGTTATCACGCAGCCACAGCAAAACCGGGGCCATCAGCAGATTCTGGTCGCCGCTGAAATCCTCGATCACCACGTTCAGGGTGTAGCGGTATTCCCATGACATGGAACTGGCTCCTGTTGCCACCAGTGAGCCGTTATCAACGAAAAGGTGCAGCTTGTCCGGGTTGTCCCGTTGTCCCGGACATAGGCAACCGCTTTATCCGGGTTGTCCCGGACATAGGCAACCGCTTTATTCAGGGCGCTGCGTAAGGACTGCGGTTTGTTCACTGTCTCGCTCCTGACACGCAATAATTGTGTCCACTTTGTCAGCACAGACCGCCCAGGCGGCCTCGGTTTCATCCAGCACCGCATTCAGATCGCCGTTACTGCTCGGCGCTGACCTTTCCAGGCGGCACTGCGTCACTCTGGGACAGCCACTCACGGTAAGCTGCACCTCCGGCGAGGGCCGGACGCTCCCGCAGCCGGATAATGTCAGCAGGCAAAGGAGTGTCAGCCCAGCGGCGCAAATTCTCGTTTTCACGTTTCAGTTCCTCGATCCGGCGCTGGCGGCTTCGCAGCAGTGCGGTGGTCTGTTCCGCCGCCGCATAAAGCCGCGTCTGCTCCCGACTGTTGGTTTCGGTCAGAATGGACAGGCCGATCAGCTGGCTGTTTTTCTTCGTCAGCTCCTGCGTTTTGCTTTTCAGCGCCGCACCCTGCGTTTCTATGGTGTGGCTGGCATTGTTTAACCGCCACGACTGCCAGCCCAGCGCCGCAAGTGCCAGCGCCAGCACTACCGCCAGCGCACGCATCAGGCCGCCATCGGCTCATGAAGGTGCGCGCTGGTAATCTGATACAAAACCAGCGTCAGCAGGTAAAACACCAGGGTGATCACCCATCCCGAAAACGCCAGGCACAGAACAATAAGCAGCCTGATAGCCCATGTACGCACGGGTTTTACAGGGTGCGCCCTGAATTTGATTAATGCCGCCCTGACCTCATCGCGCGCCCGATCTCCGGCGAACCACCCGACAGCGCACAGCGCAGCAAGCAGCCAGGCGAGGAAGCATGACACCCAGACAGACGCACCAACCAGAACCGGCGCACCACTGCGCGGATACAGCAGGCTGATTACCAACAGCGCAGCCCATGCCAGCTGGAAAAAAACGCTCATGACTTTCTTTTTCATTCCGTTAGGCTCCTTTTAAGCACCAGGCCATTTCCCGCGCGCGGCGGTTGTCCAGCCCCTGATTAAACACACCTTTGACATATACCCAGCGCGGCAGCTGATGGCAGGCATCCGCCCAGCGCCGCTGGTTCAGCAACTTAACCAGCGTGGAGCTGCAGGCGTTGCCGGTGCCCACGTTGAAAGCAAACGACACCACCGCGTCATAGACCTTTTGCGGCATCGGCTGCACCACACATTTATCCAGTGCCCGCTCCACGCGCAGCACGTTGGTGATAAGTCCCTGCGCCGCCTGCCGTTCCGTGATGGTTTTCCCCGGCACCACATCGGACGTATTGCCGATCCCGTCAGTCCACACACCCGCGCTGCACTGATAAGGCTGCAGGCGGCATCCCTCGTAATCGGCGATCAGTTTCAGCCCCTCAACGGAGGTATGAAGCGACTGAAATCCGGGCAGCGTGGCGGCGATAGCCAGCACCGCCCCGACAAGGCAGCGCTTAACGATTGAAGGATTCATATTCCCCCCGCGAAATCTTGCCGCCACGTAATAATTTGAAAGACTGGTGTTTGTAGTACCAGTTGATAGCCAGCATCAGCACACCAATCAGTACGCCGCCAACCGTTGACGCATCCTTGAGCGACAGATCGCCCAGCCATGCCAGCAGCACGGCAATGCAGTAAGTGATAAAGGCGCTGATTCGTTCAAGCGTCATAATTCAGTCCCATAACTGGACGGTCTGCACGGTGGTGGTGATCGGAATGTCCGGCAACTCCACCTGTAGCCCGTGAGGTAAAAAGGGGCCGTATTCGGCAAGCCCCGGATTTGCCTTCAGTACCTGTTCCGTGACACCCTGCGTGCGCCCGTAATGACGCCAGCAAAGCGCGTCCACCGTGTCATACTGATGCGCACGCACTTTCATCAGATAAGCTCCACTGTGCAGTGCGGCGCATCCTGTACCCGGCTGATGGCCCAGCGGGCGTCACGCCACAAATCACCGCTGGCTTCTGCCAGTTCCTCGCCTCGCTTCACACCAGACGCCGTGGCGTCATAGTCCTGGTAACGTTCGTTGAGCATGGCGCGTGCCCAGCAGTAAACCGCGTTGAAATAGTGCTGAATGCGCTCACTTTTTCCGTCCAGCTGTTCCGCCGGAACCTCTGCCAGCGAGGCATACCCCAGCATCTGCTGGCGTCTGCGAAACTCATACAGCTCTGCGTTGACCTCCGAAATTGCCGACAGGGCAACCTGTTTTAAACGCGGCTGCGTCACCGTGCCGTCAGTGCGCATGACACTGCGAAACTCCGACAGGTCCACATCAGGCCAGAACGGCGTATTTCTGATGATTTCCGCCTGTTCCGGTGCCTGTTCTGGCGCAACAAACTTCATGCTGCTTTCTCCTGAAATAAAGGGCGGTGGACGGGGTTTTGATGTGGCAGTGCCTTTCGCCACCCCGTGCCGCCCGTGCGCGGGGGCACGTTCTGTCAGCGGCTGTCATTGCGCAGTCTGCGCTCCAGCTGCTGTTTGTCTTTTTTCACGCCACAGCGGGGATCGAGCTGTAACGCATGGTTGAGATGATTAAGGGCGGACGCCGGATTGCTTTCACTCAGGACCGCGCCAATCGCTTTATGCAGACGTGCCCGTGACTGGTCCGGCATATCCAGACCGTCTGTCAGCTCCAGCGTCTGCAGCAACAGATCGGCATCAAAACCGGTGGCGGCAAGCATTGCGCTCTGCGCCGCGTCTGCCATTTCCTCTGCCAGCACGGTCTGCACGTTGCGGTTACCCAACGGCATCACCCAGCCATGACGCAGGGCATGACGCCCGATCTCCAGCGCCCCGGCATAATCTCCGGCATCAATGCGCCACAGCATCACGTACATCAGCACGTCATCCTGCTGCGCACCTCCGGCAGCCAGCACGCCCTCCGCCCAGGCGGAATATTTCGGCAGCAGCTCCACCTTGATTTCCGCCTTTTTCACCGTGGACTGGACGCCCTTGAGGCGGCGGCGGTCTTCTGCCAGCTGCAGCAGCATCAGGTCATATCCCGACGCATGGCGAACACTGCCGCCCTCACGGGCGGCCTGTTCGGCCTGAATGCGCAGGCGGTGTTGCCGTGCGGGACTCAGGCTCATGCGTTACTCTCCGTTTCCTGTTTCTGCTGCAGGCGGGATGAAATCACCGATTTCGATGTTTTCCACCAGTGCCGCACAGCGGTAGTCCTCGACCACATACGCCTCGTTGACGGATTCAAAGTTTTCAATCCGGTCACGTTTCGGGTTGTCGATAACAGAACGGCGGCGGGTGTCTTCCTGCCAGTAGATGGACAGGTTATCCAGACGGGTGATCAGCAGGGCATTTGCCGGGAAGAAAGGCGCGCGCACAGCCTGCAGGCCGCCCATGCGTTTCTGGCTGATGATCAGATCGGCGGCGATTTTTTCGCTGTTGTCCTGCTCTTTGTTGACCAGCGGGAAATACTTGTCGGACAGCAGTTCACGACCACAGACAACAACCAGCTCGTCATCATCCTGATACTCGACATCGATCAGCTCGTTGACGGTATCCATCACCACAGCATCAAGGTTTACATACTTACCACCCGGACCGACTTTTACCGGCTCCGCCGTAGTGGTGCCGTCTTCTGCGGTTTTGCTGCCCATAACATGATCCGGCGCGTCTTCGCGGATTTTCTGCAGCCAGCCTTTATTGACGTCCTGCAGCAGCGGATTTTCAGCACGATTGGACGTTTTGGCGCGCTTCACGCCGTTAAAGCCGATCATGATGCGGTCCAGCGCCTGACGCTTGACGATGGCGTTGCGGATACGCACCTGGAAATCCTGAAACTTGGCCCACAGGTCCAGTTTTGCGTAGGTCAGCACCGTATCAAAGTTGGTCTGCTCGCATTTGTATTCCACGTCTTCCATCAGCGTCGGATCGGTAGGCTCGCGCTCTTTGGTGGTGGTATCGGTGGTTCCGGCAATGGTGCTGCCAACTCCCAGCCCCAGCAACTGCCCTGACTGCTCAGTGACCGGCGTGATGTTAATCGGCGTCAGGAAAGCGGCGGACTGCTGGATCTGGTCTTCCAGCGTCTGCTGCACGGACGGCTCCACGGTAAACTTGCTGGACAGTTCTTCAACCTCCACACTGTTCAGGCGCGCCAACTGCTGCAGGTAAGCGTTAAAGGCAAAGCGGGTTTTCTTTTTCATCGGGTTTTATGCTCCATCAGCAATTGGTCAGAGTGTCAGCGGAGGCGTTACCGCCTGTTGCATGCTGGCGGTAGTCCTGGCGGCTGTCTTCATGGCTCAGCTTGTCCAGCAGTTCGTTAAAGGCGGTCTGTTGTGCCTGCAGGGCAATCTCCATCTCAGACAGCCGTTCTTCCTGCTCAGACAGGGATTTTTCGGTACGCGCACTCAGGTTTTGCTGTTCAGTAGCGACCAGCTCCACGGCCTTATGCACATCAGAGAACCGGGCATCGTCGGACTGCTCTTTTTTGGTGAACAGCGCGGTGACGCGGGCAAACAGGGACGGTTTGTCATCCTGGGTTTCTTCCAGTTCGATCACCGTTTCCTCTGCGGCGGTAAAGAGATTAGCGGGGTTCTGCTTGCGGTTTGCCAGCGGGTTATGGGCTGCACTGGCGCTGAATGTCAGCATTTCCGTACCCAGACTGGCGGGATCATCAGTGGCAGCCAAGCCGACCAGGTAGGCTTTGCCCGTATCAGCAAACTTAGGGCTGACTTCCATAGAGGTGAATAATTTCTGGCCTTTTTTCACCAGTTCCACCAAGGACGCCGTTGGCTCAACGTCGGCATACAGTGCCATCTTGCCCGCCAGCGGACCTTCCGTGATTTCTTCAGCAAACAGCGCCGTCACCTTGCCGTAGCGGTTAAAGGTGCTGTCCGGCAGATAAGACTTGATGTGCTCAAGGTTAATCAGCGCGGTGTACACCGCCGGGTTGTAGCTGGCTGCCATCTGTTCCAGCCATTCACGCTGGATTTCGCGTCCGTCGGTGGTGGCACCTTCCACCCCGATGCGAAAACGCTTTGCTTTCACTGTCATGAGCCGTGCTCCGTTAGAAAAAACTTACTGGAGCCTTATGGTTGCGGTGATGGGGGCAGTGAAACAATGCGCGGTATTTGTACCGACAACCACACAAACCGCAGGCGGGGAAAGCCTTCATTCAAGCCTGTAGGTTTGTGCCATGAACACCACACTGACACCCGCAGACCTCGATCCCCGTCGGCAGGCCATGCTGCTGTACTTTCAGGGATACCGCGTAGCCCGCATTGCTGAAATGCTGGGCGAGAAAGTTGCAACCGTTCACAGCTGGAAAAAACGCGACAAGTGGGGTGACTATGGGCCGCTGGATCAGATGCAGCTCACCACCGCCGCACGCTACTGCCAGCTCATTATGAAGGAGCACAAAGAAGGGAAAGATTTCAAAGAGATTGACCTGCTGGCGCGCCAGGCGCGCCAGTCGGAACGCCACGCGCGG